AACATTTTAAGAGCATATATGGATGAAACAGTTGAAGAAGATGTTGTTGAAGAAATTAAAGAACAAATTATTGAAAAACCACAAGAAACAAAAACAGAAAGCCAAGCTATATTTGAAGGAAAGGAAGGAAATGTTAGTTTAAAATTTAATGATATGGATTCTGTTATGACTAATAATGGTGAAGAGTTAATAAATGCTCCAAAAACCATTGAAAGACTAGAAGAGATTAGCACTTTAAGAAATATGCAAAGAAAGATGGAAGAAGAGGAAGACGATGAAAAATTAAAAATATCAGACGAGGAGGTTTCATTAGGTAATTTAGATGTTCATATAATTAATCCTCCGGAAGTAAAATTGGAGCCAGATCTCTTATTAGATGAAATTGAAATTTTAGCATAAATTATCCACTTTTAGAAAAAGTTGTAACGAAGTAAGAGAAAAACATAGTTTATATCAAGAAAACTGGAAATAAAAATTTAAGGAAAGGTTAGGAAAACGTAGTTTTCTGATATGCGTTATTAATAATTAAGAAATGTAAAAATATATTGTAATATGGATAATATATTTTTAGTAGCTGGAATTATTTCTGTTATATTTTTCATTGCAAAATTCTTGGAGATGCGATATATTGATAATGAACCAAAACCGCTCAAATTATTAATTAGAGATGCATTGGTAGTATATGTTAGTGTAGTAATTGGAAGTTTTATTTTGGATCAATTAAATCCAGTAATTAATGAAACTGTGGCTCCTGCGTGTCCATTAGCATTTACTGATAATCCTCCTTTTTAATAAATTAATTAAATATAGGCAACTAACAAAACATATTAATATTAGTTCGTATTAAAATAGGTCCATTGTGATCGGGATCATAAGTAGAATCATTATTTAAATATTCAAGCAAATATTTATATTTATATTTTTTTATTTCATCACATAACTTAATTTTCATTAATTTTTTACGACATATGGCGCACTTATTTAATTTCCTTAAACAAGAAATACAATATGAATGATGGCATTCTGTAATAACAAGTGTGTTATTTTCAAAACAAATAGGACACTCCATATGTAAATATATCATAATACATCTAAATTGTTTTAAATTTGACTCAGGTTTATTTAATATAATTTTATAAAACTTAATATTATTATATATTATGAGTAATCCCCCTATAATATATAAAAAATTTCATAAATATAAGCCTGTTGATGAATTTAAAGGAATCCAATGGTTTGCACTAGCAGATAATTATGGAACAGAATATGGAGATATAACAAAGGCTTATAAATTTAAAAGAGATCCAAAACTATTAAATATTGGAGATGCTGATGTAAGAGTTATGATAGAAAATGAAGTGCAAAAAGATGATCCTAAAATGGTGGAATATTGTCATCCCGATGAACAGTATTCAGGAACAAGAGCAAACACAAAATATCACAATATTTTAAAAGATATTTTTGGAGAAGAATATGATGGAACAATAATAGATCAGGAACAATTACACGGTAATGAGATATATCCTATTTCTGATTTAGAAGGGCCTAGCGAAATAGTTATTTGGAAAGATTATGATGACTTATTGGAAGAACAACAAAATAATGATATTGGAAAGGGAATCAATAAACTAAAAAAAACAAAAGATAAAAATAGAAGAAGAACTAAAAGACGAATAATAAAAAGAAGAAGAACAAAAAGAGTAACAAAAAGAGTAACAAGAAGAAAATAGATTATCTACCAGTCCAGACTTTAATAAATGGATACCTAAGTTTTTTATTTTTTAGATCATGAATATACTCATCAAAACTATAAACCTGGCAACGATATTTTGTTAAGATATCTCCAAAAAGAGAATTTATTTTTGTCAATTTGGGATATTCCTGACAGAATAGTGCTCCCATAACGCGTTCTAATGCACAACGATCACTACGATTGAGAACAACGTTAACCAAATTAGTTATTCTATATTTGTTTTCTAGATTTTCTAAAAAATCAAGTTTAATGTATGCTTGGCAACCAAAACATAAATTAAATTTATCATTGTTTAATCCAAGAATATTAACATCATTATTATTTAATTTTTTCATAATTCCATGATTGTTAGTTAGAGATGAAGCAATTCTTGTTATATTATATATATTTTCTTTGTCATACTTGTGATGCCATAATGGTAAAACATTTGCATTAAATAAATCAAACCGTATTTTCGAATGAACGAATAAACTATCATGTATAATTACCGCACTTGGAAACCACTTATGTTTTAAATAATAAACATATGGAAGTAATTCCCCTCTTCCTGGATACTCTGATTGAATGTAAGTCACATTAGAATAATCATGATCTGCTTTTATAAATTGTTGATTACTATTATCATCTATAAGAACAATTTGAATAAGAGGATAAAAAGTTCTAATGAGTTTTATACATTGATTCCAATATTTGTTAGTTTGTTCTGAGTTAACGTGCCGGGTAATAATAAATCCGTATTTTGACATATAATATTATTATAAAATATTATATTTCAATGTAAATTACTATTTTAGTAATATGATGGTAAATCATCTATATTTATAATAGTTTCAGTTTTAGGTATATTTTTAGGTGAAATAGCAAACTTACTAAATTCTTTACGTTCAAGCTGTTCCAAAGGAGTATGTTTATGAACATATCTGGCAATCATTTTATATAATTTGAAATCAGGATATCTCTCAACGCCATTATTTTTATATAATACATTAATGCCGTTATCATCAATACACCATTCTACAATAAGCTTTACCAATGGAGAACAATCATTAATATTCTTAATCATTTCAAAATCATCAACAACGTAATCAAAAATAGAACAAGCTAAACGACACAAATCGAAACTAAAATTAGGTTCTAAGCGAGGTTTTTTATCGTTAAAATATGGCTCTGTATTATACTGTGTAGCAGCATCTCCACCTGTTTGAAAACTATCACTACAAAATGTTTTTCCATTTAATTTATATATTGCTCTGCCAAAATCAATAATTTTATATATTTTTCCGAATGTTGGAACTTTATAAGTTTTTTTCTTAAAAGTGTAGTATAGAAATTTTCTGTTAGTTGGAACATACATTACGTTGTTGGTATGAAGATCATTATGTGTGAACAAAAACATTTTTTGATAAGTATTTAGAATCATAATTATTTGCATTAATGCAGAAAACCATTCTTCGTCTGACAATTCACCATTGATAATTAAATCATCGAATGTATTTTCACATTTTTCCATACAAATAACTTGAACAGGAAATTTTGGAAATGTTAAAATTAACGATTCCTCCTCGATGCTAGATTCACTCTCTTCATCTTCCCAGTCTTCGTTATCATCATTCTCGTTCTCATTCTCAGTTTCATTTTCAGTATCATCAACAATATCTGAACCAGAATCAATAGTTTCGCATTGTAATTTAGTATTATTTTTATTATCTTCGTCTTCCTCATCGTCTTCTGAATCGCTTAAATCATTATCATTAGTATGAGATGTTCTTGATGAACACGTTGATCCAGATTTAAGTGTTTCTGATTTTTTTTGATTGGTAACATCAAAATCGGATGAATTAGTAATATCAACTAAATCAACCCCCATAGTTTTTACATCATTCAATGAAAGAGGTTCATCGTCATTTTTAACAACATGTGTTTGTGGTTCAAATATATTTTCAAAGATAGAATCATCTATAGATTTTACGGATGCCAACGATTTTAAGCTAGAAGATATTCTTAGTGGTTGTAATGGTTTAGGTTCGCTATGTGTCATTAAGTGTGAATAATCGTCTACTTTAAATAATACATTTTGTTGTTTAACAAAAAAATCAGATTGAATTAAATAATCTAGATCATCAATAATGTTAATTTTATAATCGTTTTTGACGGCTAAAAATGAACCATAATAATCAAGACCATGGATGAAATTATGTTGATGTAATACTTTGCTAGATAAGAACGAAAAAAATCCATCAATAAATGAAGAATTATTAGGATCGGCTAATTTAGGATGAGCTTTAGTAGATTTATCAAATGATGGAAGATTAAATAATTCAGGATCATTGTGATTATATTTACCTACAACATATTTGAAAGGATCTAAAAGAGGAGCCATTTTAATGAAAACTTTTTGTGTTGTAGTCAAATCATCATCATCATTAATATTTTTAAGTTTGCACGTAAAAATATGTTCATTATCTTCATCTTTACTTTTTGTGTCCTTAATATCTGAAATAGCCCATTGATGATTTAAATTAATAGAATTCCAATTAGTGTTGTTAAGTGAAAAAAACCTATCATAGATAGGTATATAATTTTGAACAGTAGTCAAGTTAATGTGTTTGTTAGTTTGAAATTTGTTGAAGAGATTGTTATTTCTTCGTTTCTGATAGTTTACAGATATAGTCATTAGCTAATTAAAATATAAATTATAATTATATTTAACTTATTATTTTTACAAGTTATAAATAATCCTTAATGTTTTAGGAATATGAATAATTTCGTTTGAAGTAATTATTATATTTTTTAATCTTTATTATAGTAAAATGAATTTAGATTTAAAAAGATTTGATATGAAAAGTATTAGTTTTAAACCAAATGAGTCTAAAGGACCCGTTGTTGTTTTGATTGGACGTCGTGATACTGGTAAATCTTTTTTAGTAAGAGATCTATTGTATTATCATCAAGATATACCGATTGGAACAGTTATTTCAGGAACGGAAGAAGGTAACGGATTTTATGGAAAATTAGTTCCAAAGTTGTTTATACACAATGAGTATAATACAGCGATTATTGAAAATATTTTAAAGAGACAGCGTGGTGTATTGAAACAAATTAAAAAAGAAATGGAACAATTTAAACGCAGCACAATTGATCCGAGAACATTCGTAATTTTAGATGACTGCTTATATGATAACACGTGGGCGCGCGATAAGATGATGCGTCTCCTATTTATGAATGGACGTCACTGGAAAGTTATGTTACTCATAACTATGCAATATCCTTTAGGTATACCACCTACGCTCAGAACTAACATTGATTATGTCTTTATTTTGAGAGAACCGTATATTGCAAATAGAAAGCGTATTTATGAAAATTATGCTGGTATGTTTCCAACATTAGAATCATTTTGTCAGGTGATGGATCAATGCACAGAAAATTATGAGTGCTTGGTTATTAATAACAATGCAAAATCAAATAAAATACAAGATCAGGTGTTTTGGTATAAAGCCGATGCACATAATGACTTCAGATTGGGTTCAAAAGAATTTTGGGAATTATCTAAACAAATTAATGACGATGATGATGATGGGGATCAATATGATCCAAATAATGTGAAGAAAAGAGGTCAGGGACCTAAAATATCAGTTAAAAAGAGTAAATGGTAAATATAATTAATTTAATTAAAACTTAAAATTAATTATAAAAGTAGTTTATAATGAAGTTCTTGCAATGTTTAACAGTCGGTTTGTTATTTATTAACAAAA